ATGATCTAAAGCCTCCACTGCGCTTGCTGCCATACCTGAAAGGTAATCAATCACCATCAGGCAGAGCAGAACACCCAAAAGATAAAAAGTAACTCCTAATTTCTGACTTAAATACGCAATCAATGCTGTTACAAAAATCTGTATGCTCATGCATGTACTCCTATTCATTTTTCTATTTGTCTCCTTCCATAAATCGTGTTATAATCGGTTTATGGAAGTGCAAATGCACCAGAGTTCTATCCAAGCGCAAGGATTCTCTGGTGCATTTTCTGTTTTACTTATTTCTCCGTGATCAGATCTTCGCACTCCAGATCGATTAAAACCTGCTTTACCTGTGGCTTGATCTTTTCTGGTACCTGTGCGTAGGTTTTCTTTCCCTTAACAATAAGGGTTGCATAAATGATTGCCATAGTCTCCACCTCCTTCCTCAGTAATAAAAAGAGCAGCAGCCTAAGCATTTAATAATGCCTCAACTTCCGCTTTGATCTTTTCTGGTACCTCTTCAATCGTTTTCTTTCCTTTGCGAACCAGGTCCGCATACACTGTTGCCATGTAGCTAGCCATGTCTTATTCCTCCCTTGATTCATACAGCTCTGTAAGTGCAAGCTGAGTATTCGTGACTTCATCTTCCAAGGCCAGATTAGCTTCGTACTGTTCTGTAAGAGCCAGCTGGGTTTCAGTAAGTTGAGTTTCTAAACTTTCTATTTTTCTACGCAACTTTCCTATATCTGATTCCGGCAGGTCTGTAAAAACCGGCTTGGGATTATTCAGATCTGAAACATCAATTTTAGAAAGCTGCATACCAGCCGGGATCTCTACAAATATCGAAAAAATCCCCTGTGGTATATTACTTTCTCCATATGTTATCGACCATACACGTCCTGTCAGATCATAGATTACTAATGCTCTCATTTTTCCTCCTAAAGCTATTCCAGATATATTTCGTCTATGTAAGCTTGTGCCGTAGGTACCGGTACATAGATTGTTGTTGACCAGTAGCCGTGATATCCTACATCCGGAATAGGGATAACAATCGCAGTATCTGTATAACCATTTGGAGTAAAAGTTATGGTTTTGTTTCCAACACTTAGTTGCGCCTGTGCGCTGACTCCGTACGAACCAAATAAAGTTCCTTTTATAACAATCTGATTGTAACCAGTATAAGTACGCCTAAAACTTATTTTTATGGAATTTCCACCACCTGTTCCAAGTGAAATTCCTGAGTTTATACCTGTCAAAACAGTAAAGTTCTGATTATCAGCCGGAACATTGCCGTGATTATATATCCATTTATTCCCCACATGAAATCCTTCATAAGTTCCAATAACTGTACGATTATATATCGTTACATAAGTTCCCCATTGAATGATATTGGATGCTGGCATAGCAAATCCTGGTACAACGATATCACTCAGCAGATATTTATTTCCAACAAACCTCTGTTCATTTGCTCCGGGAGTCAACGTTGCTCCATACGTCTCCGGCATTGTTCCTACAACGATATCATCATATCCCGCAATTCCAGCCGTCTTTCCGCTCCGAATATCAGCGCGGTTAGCTGAAGCAGAATCGCAGTCCACCCCGCCAGTCCCTCCTCCAATAATAAATCCTCTTGCCATGCTCAGCTCACTCCTTTTAAGCCAACCGTAAGTGCCACCTGCGGCTTCATATAAGCTGCTGTAAAAGTGATCTTACCGGCTTCTGTGTCATAGTATGATATGTAGCCAAAGTTCTTCCTTAACATTTTCTCTTCTGCCCAGTTTGATGCTCCCGACACATCCAACATAATCACAGGGAGATCATCTGCTGTAATTCCTTCTATATTCACCGTCTGCTTATACGGAGCGGTACTCGACCATCCGGCCGTTGTAAGCGTTACACTTTTCACTGCCTGGATCTTATTTACTTCCTCACCGATCTCATTTAATTCCTTTGCGCCAAAGGGATCGCCTTCCTGTGTATATTCTGTGGCATCCGTTATGGTCTTTGTCCCGTCCGGATTATCAGCTATATTCCATTTACGGGCTGTTCCAGCAAATACATCATCTTTCCAATCTGTTTTCAAAAATAAGCACCTCCCAGCCTAAAAGCCAGTCTTTTCTTTCCATTTATCTGCCCAAGCAAATTATTGTATATCTTTAGGCTTGCAGATTCTATCCGGTTCATCTCTTCCCAATCCAAGGTAACCTGGTTTGGAAAATAGGTACGTTGAACACCGATCTCAAATGGATAAGTATATCTACAGATAGTCGTTAAATTCTTTTCTATCGTATTAATTTCATCCGCATATGGATAATCTCCATATCCCTTAGGCTCACCCATATCCTCAATCTGAAAATCCTTATAAACTTTTACAGCCATATCCCTAAGACATGCTATATTACTGATCCACCGATTGTAATCACCTATATTTACATAATCTGCTGCCTTCCAGTCTGTTTTTGGGGTTATCCACTCCATTTCTCATATCCCCCTTTCACTAAGCGGTTCTCTTCCACATGTAGCAAGTCATAAAGGGCTGTAATGCCGAAATATACTGCGTAGTATCAGTAACATTTCCGTGATTATGTCCCCAGTTTCCTCCACGATACTGAGTAGCATTAAATACTCCTTTATACCATCCATTCCACCAGGTATTGGCGCCATTTTGAAAACCCTGGCCAGACGAAGGAGTGTCAAATGTAGTCGGCAATGGTACACCTGCTACTGCTAACGAATTATAATCAAACCCATGATAATGTGCAGGCATTTCATTTTCTGTCAACACATGGTCTTGTGTAGCGTGTGCATGTGTATAATTAGCCCCATAGGCGCCTCCGGTCTTTGCGGGTGTATTAAAAGCTTCCTGTCCTGTATCTACGCATACCAGCGTCCGCCCCGGGGCCAGAAGCTCCCATGTCCCTCCAAAATATTCCGCCGGATTTCTTGCATCCATAGTCAGGAAAATAGCACCTACCGGATAAACATCTAATGCGGTGATCTGTTTTGAACTCCTCTGCCCCTGCCCTTCGTAACTTGCATTTTCCTGTCTTGCCATTTAGACCTCCTGTGGCGTTGCCTTTCTTGCTTTTACCGTTCCGGACAGTGCTCCGTTGAATGTCAGCTTATGTTCATATATCTGGATCTGCAATCCCGGTACATACTGATTTTCCAAAAAGGTTAAATCACCGGCATCCAGACGTGGTTCCCCGCGATAGCTGAGCTCATACTCGATATTATTTTTATAATAATTTCCCAACCACTCAGCCTGAAGAACTGCCAAAGCCTCCTCACTAATCAAAGGATTGGTCCATTCTTCTACCGTTCCGGTAGTGTTAAGCACTTTGGAGTATATCTTACTGGTCACTGCATACGCCCTGCCGTCTACAGAAAAGTCATGCACACCGGTAAGACCAGATACATCGACCGTTACAAAATAACTGCTGTTTGCCGTTATATTTAATATCTGCCCATCAGCGTTCACTGTTACATCATACGAAGCTTCTGAAAAATAGAATGTGTACGTTTCATAACCTGTTACATCCACCGATTCGTGGAAGATGCTTTTAATCTCATCAGTTGCTCCATAGATCTGTCGTATCACATCTATCCTGGCTACTTTTTCCTTCTGGATCCCTTTCGGATATTTTGTCATGACCCGGTAATCCATGGTGTAATCCGTAACATCCCCAAATACGACAGAATCTACGTAAATACGGCTATTAGCCTGAGCTTTCACAAATTCAAACTCGATGGTGTCAAACTGTGAAAACTCATGTTCAATCAAATTTTCCTTTTCAATACCGTTAGACATACTATAGGTATCTTCCAAAACTCCCTCATAGTACGTCCGGATCACAATCTCTTTTGCCGGTTTATCAAAGAAATTCAGTTTGAGGCTATAGTAACTCATGGCAGCTTCCAGTACGATTGAAAACCTCGGATTTCCATTTAAAAACTCGCCATTTTCATCTGATACCTGTTCAGATACAAATCCGGCTGTCAGGTAATTGCCATTCACTGGAAGGAAAAACATACTTCCGTCTGCCCGGAAGTGATCCTGGGCCATATCCGCATATTCATATTTAACATTGTTATTTATTACTGATGCAAGATTACTATAAGGAGCTGCATCATCAGACTGAACCTTCATACGCTCCGGGCTGATCACCGTTGCAAATGCCGCCTTGATACATATCTTTCCTGTACGATCCGTGTAAAGCTTACATCGTCCTGCATTGGCAATGATCTGCAGGCACTCTTTGTGGGTAACACATGGCAACGGATTATAAACCGCTATATTTTTCAAGCATTCATCTAGGTCATACTGACGTTCATCCAGGCCCGCATCATCAAGCACTTCAACTGCCAGGTCATACAGGCTGATTCCCTGACTTCGGAACAGGCCACCATAAAACTTCTCTGACAAGTCACTGAGCTTATCCTTTGCACTAAAGCTCATACTCACGTCATCTGCTTCCCAGTCTGAAAGATTGCAGACGCAGCCGTCCATCCATGTGATATTCCCCGGTGTTACCTCATATCCGTAACGGACCGTTACTTCCTGTCCAACCTCCAGATAGTTGATCGCGCTCTCATGGTTCTCTACGTCCCATATCCTTCCGTAATTCTCAATCTGAAGGGTGAAGTCCAGCGTGGTCAGCTCTTCTGTAATCGGAGAAGAAAATTCCGTCTTGGTACTCTTCTGGATTTTTTTATTCTCAAAGCTGACGCCCACACCCATAAGTATCTTCTGGATACGCAGACGATTCTCACCATTGACCATTTTTTCAGGTATGATCAACAGGTATTCTGTGTTATCGAAGATCTCTTCTGTTGTCCAATAGGCCTTATCATTTTCCTGGAAGGAAACTGTCTTTTCCCCATTTGTAACAGTAAAATCCACAGGATAATTCCTGCCCCAGTTTATGGTCAGACCTCTGATGTCATAGGCTCTGCCAAAGGAAATGCAGATCCCCCCCTTTATTTCTTTTGAGATTATCCCGTTATTATAAAGATAATCCGTCTCATCCGATCTTGGCGGGAATGCCATGCTTCCATCAGCTTTAAACCAATTCTGTTCCCAGGTGGCATATTCCAGTTCCACATCATAATTATCAAATGGCCTGGTAAAATTGGAAAGGTAACTATATGCAACACCATGTTCTGCAGTCACTTTCACATCTTTCTGCGCTACCTGGTTGATGATGCCGATCATTACAAGCATATAGGACTGATTCCTGTATTTTGCATCCATGGCCTGTTTATAGGCCGCTGGCATAGAGATCATTCGATCACCCCACAGTCTACGATATTGCACTTACATTCTTTATAAACGGTAGGAAGTCCGTCTTTATCAAATTCTACAGGCGTGGCGGACCTGTCTCCGGGATACATCCGAATCGTGGTCCAATTATTATTCGCCATATCCGGGATCCGGGCGATCACTACGAACTTATCAAATTCTTTCAGCATAGCTGACCAGGTTGCTGCATCAAGCATCTTCCACTGCAGACTGTCAAACTTGTTTAAGTCTCTTCCTACCTTCTGTCCTACAAATTCACCCAGGGCATTACGCCCTGAGTTTACATTCGTAGATACGATCAAACGCCCACCGATATCAGGAGCCGGGAACTCCCGGCCATTGATCGTTATTACTGCCATTTGTTACCGCCTCCTTACGTTGTCCTTAACGTGTAACCGCTTCTCTTTTCCAGATCCGTCAGTTTCTTCTTTACATCACGGATATCAATGCTCACTGTCAGGTCCATGGCTTCGATTAGGTCCACAATGCGCTCTAAGAGTTCCTGGATGCGCGCGATACGTGAATCATCCATACCGGTACCATTCTGTGATAATGCCACAGCACGGCTTACCAGGTTCATAAGCCTGTCATCATCATTTTCATAAACAGCTGCACGGCCTGTTACTGCCAGCGGCGGTGCTGCATTACCTGCTACACTTGACATCATGGATACAAGCGGAGCCATGCAGGAACGCATGCCGTTCTGGACTGCCTGGGTAATGCCCTGGGTGATCTGCTGGTTATTGGCAACTGCAGCACGGCCGCCCCAGCTTCCAACCATCTCCGAGATACCGTCTTCACGGGCGATAAACATCTGACCGGATTTAGGGAAGCCACCAGAAGCATGGCCGGATACTGGCGAATTGGTTCCGTAATCCCAATCATCACTGTCATCTGCCTCATCATCTTCAGCGTCTTCTTTGGCACTCTTGAAAATACTCTTCGCGCCTTCCACAATTCCATCCCAGACACCGCCGACAAAATCAGCACAGCCCTGCAGCCATCCGGCAATGGAACCCCAGACGGATTTTAAGCCATCCCAGAGTTTGTTCATGATGCTCTTTCCGACCTCGATCATTGCATCCGGTTTAAACACTTCTTTGATCTTTTTCCAGATATCTTCAAACCAATCCTTGATAGCGTTCCATTTTTCTTCAATGGTCCTTTTTACACTGTCCCAGATCTCTGAAAGCTTGTCTCTGATCGCTTCGAAAATAGATGTCGCAAGAGCTTTGATTGCATTCCACAACATAGAAGCAAATGCCTTGATCGCATTCCAGCGAAGTTCCCAAGAAGTCTTGATATTCTGTAAAGTTCCCGTAATAGTAGCATGGATCAGGTCCATTAAAGTTTTTACGATATCCTTCATGGCGTTCCAAATGCCACTGTAATACGTTTTTATTCCATCCCAGGCTCTTTCCCAATCTCCAGTAAATACACCTACTATAAAATCAATGAGACCACCTAATGCCGTCAACACATCCTGCAAGATTTCAGCAATATGACTTGCAAAGCTAAAAAAGGAATTAATAGCTGTCTGTACAAAATTTGCAATTACAGGAGCCGCTGTTTGTATGAACCACTCTATAAACGGAAGCAGTACATTATTCCAGAGTACGGTGATCGCATCTGCTACTTTTCCACCAAATTCCAGAAATGTTGCGATCAATGGTGCTAAATACTGCTCTGTAAAAGTTGAAAATTGCGTGGACAGGTTCTGTAATACCGGAAGAAAATAGGTATTATAAACATCCAGTAGAAGTGTTCCGATTTCAGTAAAACCCTGCTTGAAAGCCATTAACATTGGTGCAACATGCTCATCATAGACCTCTCCAATTTTGGTAAAAGTTGTTTCAACCAGGGATCTGATAGCTCCATAGATTGGCTCTATTGCAGAAAAGGTATCTTCTACTGTATCACGTATATAATCAGCATTTTCAATGAATGGTGCTGTGAGTACGTCCAGAATATCAGCTGCAATGTTTCCAGACAGTTCCGTTATGCCCATAAAAGCTTCGGAAAAAATACCAATAATATCCGATGTAAACTGAACAGCACCGTCACTTCTCAGTGAAGAAAAAATAATTGCCAATGCTGAGCTAAAGTTGCCGGTTATTTCTGCTATCCTGGAACCGATATTGAACATCTGGACTATATAATCCTTAATACGTTCTTTGCGTTGTTCCAGGTACCTGCTGATACCTCCCAGAAGATTATCTGCAATACTCGCACCGATGCTTGCAATGGAACCTGTAACCTGTCCTAATGACTGGGCCAGTGTATTGGCAAAACCTAAAGCCGCTGTCTGCACATCAGAATCAGTAAAAATATTCCCAAGGCTGTCTTTTATGGACTGGATGCTGCTTTGGATCGAATCAAATACAGATGTGTCGCCAAAAGCATCCCAAAAACCACTTGTAAAAGAATCTTTTAACTGGTTCAGCAGGTCAACTATCTTCCGCAGCTTACCACTGACTATATCTTCCTGTTCCGGAAGTGTTCCCATATCAAAGTCATCTGCATTGTAGCCGCCTGCTCCACTACCGCCAGATCCGCTTCCGCTATCTGAACCACTATCCGGGTTTAAGATATTAAGCTCATCAATACCAGTGGTAGCCGTTTTGATATCCTTAGCAGCTTTCTTTGCAGCATTCCCGGCACCGGAAGCAGCCGTTCCAGCTTTATCTGCTGCGGCAGCTACAGCTTCCATGCCAGCTGCAGTTGCGGATGCTCCTGAATCTTTACCACCAGACATCAAGGCAAAAAAGGCTTTAAATGCATTCGCCAGGCTGAGTATTTTACCAATGACTGCGTTGATCACCTGGATGACCGGGGATAATGCAGCTATAAGACCCTGGCCTATGGTTGCCTTTAAGCTGTCAAACTGTAACTGCAAGATACGGACCTGGTTCGCCCAGCCAGTGGATGTCCTGGAGAAGTCACCTGCTGCCGTTGTCAGCTGATCCTGTACAAACTTATACCGCAGGGCAACCTTTTCCATTTCCGACATCTTTGCTGTAGTCTTTCCGAAGCCATTTGCCATGGCATAGCTGTCAAGAGCCGTCTGGGTCATAACAATGCCCAGGTCTTTCAGGCTTTCTGTTTCACCAGTGAATACAGACTTTAACTTCGTATATGCCTCATCCTGGCTGATGTTGTAGAAAGATGCCACATCTCCGGCAAGACCAGTAAGAGTTGTGGACATGTCATATGCAGCCTTCTCACTGAAGCCAAATGCCTTTGCCATAGCTCCGAAAGTACCGGTAAACCGCTTTGCCATGGTCTCAGACAATCCAAACTGAGTGGCTGCATTCTGGGCAAACTTATCTACCTGTTTGCTCATCTGGGAAAATGTAACATCAACTACGTTCTGGACTTCTGTCAGATCAGAGCCTAATTCTATACAGGACTTTCCAAAATCAAATACTTTTTTGACTGCAAAAGCAGCTGCAAGTGCTTTGCCAGCTTTTTTTGCCAGATTCTGTATCCCCAGCATCTGACTGTCAAACTCATTTTTATTTACTACTAGATCAAGCCCGATCTGGCCTACGCTGTCTGCTGCCATATATATCACCTGCCCTTTTCGTTAAGACAGGCACATCGGCACAGCGTCTTAGATCTTTAACTCAAATATTTTCCTGCATTCCTTATTTTTGCATTTAAAAAAGATGCCCTTGCATTTGGCATCTTCTGACTTCATTGCATTGACCGGATACCCACAATACGGACACCGGACTTTTTCATGCTTTACTTTTTCAATTTCAACCACCTCCGCATAATGCAGCGAACATCCTTTCCAGACCTTCCATTTCCCTGTCATAAGCCTCCGGAGTCATCTGCTCCATCTGATGTTTACGCCAGTTGTCATAGATTCTTCGCTGATCAGTGGTAAAATGTTTGATCACATTATCATCTGTTTCAGAACGTATCGCTACCACCCGGCCCAGGGGAGTTTCTGGTCCAAGCCCGGCCAGCAGGGAACGGAACTCATCCCAGCTGACCGTTTCAAACTCTTTCGTCCTTATACGCAACCCGTACTGCGTCATGAAACTGGAAATGATCAGGTCCCAGTCTTCAAACAGGTCGTAGTACGGGTCAGTGCTCTCCCTGGCCCACATCTCCTGTAGCAACAGAAACTGCTTCCTGGATAATGGTCAACAGATCTGAAAATATGGGTTTCATTTTATCGATCTCTTTTCGGGATTTTTCTGGAAACATCAGATTATACGCTTCCAAAGTTTCTTTTGGTCCGGGATGTCCGTTTCCAAACAATCCCATGACTTTAAGTAAGGTCGGAGCATCTGCATTTACTTCCAGTTTTTCCCCTTTGATCATCAGGTAGGGATTTCCATCAAATGTAAGCTTATCTGTAATATCTACTACTTTTGCCATTGTTCATTGCCTCCCTTTACGCTGCCACTGTCGGTGTATAGGTTGGTTTTCCATAACAGGTAACTTCAAACTCCAGGGCATCGATATTCGTTGTATCACCACCTCCTGGGGTAGTCACATTCACAACCACATCACAAGCCAGCTTAGCCCCGGATGTCATGGTCCACTCAAACTTGGTCATTACATCCTGGCCAAATTTCCATGCAAGGCCTGCGATATAATCATTTCCGGCATCACCTACGGAACGCTTTCCCTTAAAAGCAAAGCTGAGTTTTTTGCCAGTCATAGCAGATTTGGCCCAGCCTTCTGCGTCCATGGCATACCATTCTTCTGTGGTACCGTCAATGGTTGGCGCAAAGTTCTCCAGATCCGCAGGCATTACCATATCGCCGTCCACGCTGTCCATACCCTTTGTACCAAATTTAAACACGTTATTGTGTACAGGATATACTTTTCCTCCTACTTCACTCATTACACATTCCTCACTTTCTCTGATAGATAAGATCCAGCCAGATCACATATTCATACACCCCATTATCATCCGTTCCTACGTCCTGAGGTTCAGGAACCATTAAACGCAGATAATTAATGTGGGTATTTCCTATGTCCAGACTGGATATGCTTCTAAGTTTCTCAAATAGTTGATAAGCAGCTTCTTCACTTTCCGGTTTGTCCCTGTTCCAATGGACCAGAAAAGAGAGCGGCTTTGTATCATAGGTAGTGTATTCCAGGCCACCTAAAGCAATATTGGGTGGTCCGGATCCACTTCGGTTATAAATACCTATGGATTTCTGCTGTTTATTATCCAGCTTACCGATATAAACATGGCTCTCTTCTGCAATTCCAAGAGAAATGATCCAATCTTGTATGTCCGTTAACCGCAGCATCATACACCACCCGCCTTTTTATAAAACTTCTTAAAGGCTTCCCTGCAAAAACCGGAGCTGACACCTCCCGGAAGCCATGGCTCAAGCCATTTACCGCCTGCAAAAGGATTTTCATACTTCTGGAACTGATATTCCGGATGATAATACAGCCGCCTTGCATATGGCGTGCTGGATACCAGGCTTACTTTTCCGTTAGAAGCTTCACTGGTGTCCACGAAGGTGCTTTCATTCTGCAGGTTGCCAGTATCAAACGGCATGACCTGTGCCTGTACCACTTCCGTATGCAGCGCTTCCGCCGTCTGCTTCAAAGCAACTACTGCTGCACGGGTCAGCTGGCTGATACGGGGCATGTTCAGCTTTATAGTTGACTTTACCTGCATCAGATCACCTCCAGACTGCAGTAATTTACCGTACCGTCCGGATTCCGGTTCTTGCATCCCTGCTCGATCCGGCGTTCTTCACCAAATACCGTTACTGTTCCGCCACTTAAAGATGGCATATCCGGTGCAATGTCTCCCGTAAAAAGCGCTGTACCAGTGATCTGCACCAGCTTCTTTTCCGCTGTCAGAATGGTCTTGGCTTTATCCTGGAAGTTGCACATCAGATCTGCATCCAGGCTGTACTTCGGCCTTCCCTTATTATCCAGTTCTTCCGATTCCAGGTGGACATGCACAGGCGTCTTACAGAGCCTTTTAGGTACTAAACATGGATATTTCATAGTCTCACCTCGCTAAGCGGCAACAAAGGCCCGTCTGGCACAGCATAGCGTAGACATCCCTTTTCATGGCAACTCCTTTATCTGTAAACACATTCCAGGAACTGCCAAACTGAGCAGACACTCCGTTTATGCTGTAACTTTGCAGGATCGTATTGATCTCATCTGCATTCTCTGTTTCAAAATCTGCCTGTTGGCAGATCACTTCCCGGATCAGATCTTTCTGGAAGTCAGTCAACGCAGAAAATCCCCGACCTACAATCCGGTTGTAAGTCAGGGAGTCAATGTGGCGGCTGGCCTGACGGAGTGCCCTGGTAAGATCATCCTCAGGTACAATGCTGCCGCCGTATTCTTTCTGGTAATATTCTGAGGTTACATACGGTTCGTAGGCCATATTACTGCCCTGCTTTCTTCCGCACAGTCTTTGTAGTTTCTTCTTCAGCCTTTGCGTTTTCTTCTTCAGCTTCCATAGAAGAAATCTGCTGTTTCAGTTCCTCATTTTCTTTCAGAACCTTGGCATAAACACTATACGGGACGGTTTTATCCACTCCATACTCGATCAGTTTCCCATCATCATCCCTAATATCAAAACCGGCAGTCTGATATGCCGCTACCTGGTTCTGATCAATCGTATAGACTTTATTGTCTTTTTCTGCTGTCATGATCTCACCTTACCCTTCTGCCTCTGCATTGATCGCAATGCCACAGGACTTTCTTTCGATCAGGAAAGTGTCTGTGTAGTATCTGTTCTGGTATACATACTTGTCAGCTGTACGGGAGTCTGTGCCCGGTGTAAACAGCTTCATATATGCATACTTGTCACGAGAAATGACACAGGATGGATGTACCAACATTATGTTCATCTGCTTTGCGGCAGCTGCCGGAGTACATCCATTGGTGAAGTCATACTTGGTTTTAAACCTCGCAGACGGAACAACTTTAATGTTTACATCATCCAAAGCATGAACACGACGATCAATTACACCCGCTGCGCCAGCACTGATCACTCTGGTTACTCCCTCGGCGCTCTTAAGCAACTTGTTCATTGCAGAAGTCACATAAAGCATACGTCCTTCCTGTGGAACGGACTGATCATCCATGATCGCCATCTGTTCATCGAACCAGTCAAGAATATTTGCAGCAGTAAGAGTTGTATTATCAATTACTGCACCTTTGCTCTTGTTGGTCTTTGCTTCTGTGTACAGTTTAGAGAAACGATAACTGTCTTTTTCCGGAATTGCCTGCTCTTCCTCAAATACGTTCTGGATATTTGCAATCTCTACAACAAGATTGGTTTCGTCAATATCCATTGGATCAATCGCAAACTCTACATCACGGTCATGGGTCAGCTTTTTCGGTTCCCAGTCATTTGTGATAGTTCCGGCATTAAATCCCATGCTGCTACGGCTGTGGTCCTTATAGCCGCTTACAGTCATTCTAGGGATCTTAATCGTCTGTGCATTCAGGAACTTAATTCCTGGATTTGAAAGAGTCAGATCATTGGAGATCATTTCCCTTGAATATTTCTGCGCTAACTCACGCATAAAAGTTTCCGCGTAATCGTATACTGCCATAATTTACATCATCCTTTCTTATTTTTTGTTTCCAAAGATGGAAGACAGCTGATCTGCCTGGTTGGCCTGCTGTCCTGTTCCACTGCTTGCTGCACCCACCTGGATAAATCCAGTTGTTCCGGATGCCTGCGGCTTTAATGCCGGCACATCTTCCAGAACCTTGTTGAGCGCTGCTTTTAAGTTCTCTTCATTGACTTTTCCATCCTGTCCTACAGCCTGGCTAAGATCTGCCATTTTGAGGATGTATGGGATTGTCTTGGCATCAATACCCATGCTTACCGCAACAAGTATAGCAGCGTTCTGGATCTGCGCCTGCTTGGCCGTCTCCTGTGCCTGTGTCAGCTGATTCTGCATAGCTCCCACATCCGGAGTATTAGCAGCCTTCTGCTGCTTAAAAGCTGCGATCGCCTGTTCTACTTCCTGCTGAGAAAGTCCCTGCTGCTTAAAGTAGGCTTTCAATGCGGTATCTTCCTTAGCTGCCAGCGTACCATCAAGCATCTGCTGGATCTTTCCATAGTCAATAGCTGGCGCCGATGCCTGCTGAGTATTCTGGTTCTGCTGCGCAGTCTGTGTGCCTCCATCTCCTGCTCCCTGCTGGTTCTGCTGTGCCTGGTTCTGATTTGTTTCTGCCATGTTAATAGTCTCCTTTCCATTTTGGGAGTGTCACTCCTGTTACTGATCCATTTCCATCGGTGTCACCGGCCGCGCAGAGTTTAATGCCATACTCGCGTTTGGGCATAAAAATAACACCCAGGAACTGCCTGCGTGCTTACTGCTCGATCTTATTACATTTGGTACACCGCCGCACATAACCACCATAAGGACCGGAAGCCCTGCTCCAATGCTTGCGGTAATGGTGGCAGCATTCTTTTTTCTTGAAAAACCTCTGCCTGATCCACGATAAAAGTCCCATAAGATCACCTTCTTTCATTTGCGACGTCGCAATTTATAGATCTATTTAACTTCAATTTCCGGGATTAACCTTTCAGGATAAAATACCAATTCATAATGATACTTGTCTGTTCCTTTCGGCTCTGTCTGCTCCATTACATAGCAGGTCCAGTCATTCAGGTAAATATAATCCTTATAATACTGGTCATCACCTGTTTTAATGGTCACTATCAGTTCATTTGAACTATTATTGCTAAGAGCCATATAACCTTCGGCCTGGAGCATAACCGTATCCGTTCTTGCATTGGTAACTGTAATTCTGCGATAAATATTAAATTCATTCGCATCTTTTGATAAATTATAGTTTACTGTGTGTGCTGTTGAACACCCTATCATTCCAAACATCACAGATAATGCCACTCCAAATGCTAAAATCTTCTTTTTCATCTTCTTGTCCTCTCTTTCCTAAAAATGGGTACAAAAATACCACCGGCCTGATGACTGGTGGTATTAAAATTACTTACTCTTCATTAAACAAGAGAACTATCTGGCAGGCGTCGCCTCTCCTGCATCTCTTTTGACCCGTAGGGCGCGTGGTTGCAACGTATTTTACCACCTCAGATAGCTCCTCGCTTATTGTACTATAATTATAGTTTAATTATTCCTTTTTGTAAAGAATATGTTTATTCCGAAGATAGTTCTGTAACCTACGATCGCTGATTTCCCAGCTAGAAATGATAGAATTTTTATACCTTGGATTATCCTCTGATGTACATACACGAAGCACCAACTGTAAATTTCCTTTTTCAGTTGCTATATGTTTAACAACCAAACCTGTATTTTTATGTTTATCATCTGCAATAATATAGTCCGGACTTTGAAGCGTTATTTTCATATCCTGCAACGCCTTTTCATAAGCATCTGGGTGACGTTCTTTGATATGTTGAATTTGATTATCCGTAATAATAACCTCATCCGTTGTTATATCTTCAGTTATGCATTTATATATATTTCTATCTATTTTACCAACTGTATGCAAAGTCCTATCCTCTTTCACATCCAATGAGTTTATTACATCAGAGCCTGCTTCCATTGCAATATTTTTCCATGCCTCTTTTTTGCCTTTATATATCCGCTTATTTTCCTGATCCAATGAATACTTAGCCAGCCGTTCATACCTTTCTTCCTGGCGCTGTGCATACTGTTGTCTGGCTTCCTGCTGGTTCTGAAGCCCAACCGCTTCTAGCTCTTCTTTAGTCCATGTATCATCTGCTGTAGAGATGCCTGGAAAGTATGTAGTATGTGAATCTTTGCATCTTGGATGATAAAGTCCCTTACTGATTGCATAACTCATTAGCGGATACTTCTTTTCTGTCTCCGGATCCACGCCGTCTTTCCTGCCACCGCTCCAAACATCATCGATCAGAACCTTACCAACAAAAGGAAGGCACTTAGGACACGGATTGCCACGCTTTGCCATAATGACTGTAGCAATCCCCCATTCTTTCCGTTTTTCTCCCTCACCTTGCAGATAAGCCCTTTTACTGGCTGTTTTAATTGCCATATCCGCATAATCTGAAAGCGTATGTCTGGCGCCATTGGCATACTCCACACAGTTAAGGCCACGGGACAACATATCTTTTGTAGCCATATCCACAGCCTTTTCATATGTTCCGGCGCCTGTATTGGCATACACCTGGGCGTTGAAGATTGCTTTGCGGTAATCATCATTTGCCTTACGGAGTACTGCCGTTTCTGCCTTCTCCATATCGTCTATGGTAGCTTTGATCAATGCTTCTAGTTTCTGCTCATTCAGTTTGAAAAACTCAGCAGTGGCTCTCGATCCAGTTCTCTTAGCCCCTTTAAAGCCGTTTTTAATTGCTTGCAAGATTTTTTCTTCCTGATGCATACCACCCTTTGACCGTGACATCCGGATCAGGCTGTCGATCTGGTCATTAATGCTTTTAAACTGCTTACCATATTTCTTCTGGTTACGGACTTTGTACTTTTCCAGGGCTTTCAGCTGCTCAGCCTGCCACATGGACCAGTTATAACCTTCTTTGGTTTCCTCTGCCCGATGCCGGTCCATGTTCCGGATTATAGAAGTTATCAGCTCCTCTTCTATTTTCTGAAAAGCCACAGCAAGATCATATTCATTCACTGTTTCGCACCCTTATTCGCAAGCACCTTGAACCCTTGTGCCTTAAATTCTCTGGTCAACGTCTTCAGCTGTGTGGCACTGCTGCATCGATCATTTCTCAGTTCCGCATAGTCTTTCTTTTCAACTGCATAGATTCCAAATGGTACCTGCTCACTGGCTACCTGCAGCAGCCCCTGGTACTCCTTTCGGCTCATCCAGTATATTCGGTTCATTACCTTTACCTGCATTCCCATTACCTCCCAGATTAACATCAAAAATACCGGCAGCCATATTGACTCCCGGTTCTTCTACCTCTGCAATCCCCTGTTCAGCTTTCAAACGTGCTATTTCTTCCTGTTTCCATTCATCATCCTTACTATCGCCATACAGTTCTTCCACTGTTGCTTCAACGCTCATTAAGGCGGTTCCTGGTCTTGCCTTCGCTAATGTCTCTATCTGCGACTCAAAGGACGGGTTCGCATACTCTCCAAATGGAATTGATACCTTTACTTCCTCAATTGTCTGCTTCATTAAGATGTTATAGGCATTAATACATGCAGATATAACTTCCGGTAGCTGTTCACTCAGAGCTTCAATGATAGCATTTCGAGTATAAAGGGTTGTTTTTTCTTTCTCCCTTTGTGCCTCGGCATTGTCAAGCTTTTTGGTATCAATGCCAAGAGTACTTGGGCTGATAATTCCCTGCAGGCAGAGATCCAGTGCCGTGACGTATGATGCAAGATAGCTGTCATGTGGAATTGTTGGTTGCACTGTGGTGATCTGGTTCTTACCATCTTCTGACATATTATCGTTGCCCACAATATGTTGATTGTCGAACGGATTTGGTTTCAACAATGCACCAGTTTCCGGATTTCGTGGGATAAACGCTTCCGGAATAAATGTCCTTGCTCTACCTAACCGTAAAGCCTGCATCCACTGGCTCCAAATCTCATCAAATGCATCAAAGTTATCTAGCTTACCATCAAAAATAGAACCACCTCGCCCTGTCCACTTTGCACTCTCATAGATTTTAAGCGGAGCGGCAAGAATTACCGACTCATCAAATTTGTAATCTTTCAAATTCTTGGTAGTTTCAACCGCTTTCAGGTCAACTAAGTTATCCCCCTTGTACAGCTCATTCCGGATGTAGCCATATCCATAGTACTCATAGAGTGTGTATTTTCTGCCGTTCTCTGCTATCGGTGTCTTAAATACCACCTCTTTAACTCTGCCTCGGTATCGATTAATTTCTATCTTTTCTCCCGGATACCATTCAAGAATAGGATAAGGGCTCACTGTAGTATCCATTGTCACTTTATAAGCTCCATCACCGATGTACAACGTTTCTTTCAAGGCTTCTTCAAAGCCTTTTCGGAACTTATTTGCCTTCTCAATCTCTTTCCATATCTGTTCCTGGGCCGTATTCTCAAACTCAAAATCATTCATATCCGCAAGAACGATGGATGATAAAACGCGGACGATCAGTGCTGGAAGGCCTGTATGTATTTTCCGCATTTCCATTCCTGAGCTGCACCTTGATGCCCAGAACTTGTATTTATCAACTTCTTCTGGGCTCTGTTTATAAAACTCTTCCAGCTTATTTCCGTCACCCCAATACCATATACGATTTCTGATAGCAGACAATTCAAAATCCATAAGTTCATGGACTTGAATTACAGTTGGGTTTGCTTCCTGGATATCCAGCCAGCTCCGAAGCCCCCGTTTAATATTTTCATTCAATTTCGATATCCACCTCATTTCTTGTCCTCCTCAAACCCGATCAGGTTACGATACGGTATCCAGCTGTACTGTCCTGCATTGATCGTATGATCATTTCTGTCTTCCGGTTCGTCCTTGTCTTCCTTCCAGCTGTACTTATCAAGCTCAGCCAAATGTTCCGGGCACTCATCAACTACCAAGTAACAGCCCTGTTGGATCCAGCCAAGCTGCAGGTTAATACGATCCAGGATTTCCAGTTTCTTATACGCATCCCAGAAGTTATAGAGACAGCCACGCAGCCGTTTGTATTTCTTAAGTTCCGTCATAGTTGCCTGGTCCGCATTATCTATGTAAACGTCTTTCGTAAATCCCCACTCCTTACGGCAGCGCTCCAGGAACTCTACAAACTTCACAGCTGTGTCACTGGGAGCAATAGGCGTTTCCAGTTCTGCATTGTTGTAAACCTTTTCTGCCAGTGTGATCAGTCGCCTGTCCTCTGTAATTCCTTGGAAGATCATGGAGATTGTATCCGGCGACTTGCTGGAATAAGCTGTATCCAGTCCGCAGGAGAACTTCTTCCAGCGGATCCGCCCTGCCTTTATCTCTGCCCTTACCCAGGCAGCAGTGACAACGTGCTTTTTCCGGTCAAAGTTTGGAAACACCAGACCGGTAGCTTTACCCCGAAGCCCCATGATTTTATTCTTCCAGATCTTTGTACCCTTCGGTGTATTAGCCAGGATCTTGTCCAGCTTTTCCTTAGGCAGGCCCAGGTTATGGACAAAAGAAAAGAACCAATGCACCCAGCCGTGCTTTTGCTCTTCTTTCAATTCATCTTTGATTTCCTGTGGTGTTTCTTCTTCCCACTCTGGCAGAGGCCGGGAGCAGTTGATGTACTCTTTATACACCGGTAATGACGGATCATCCGGATTAAGCGTAGCCATAAGATAATCACAACGCATGGCAGCTTCTCGTACAAAGTCTATATCAGCTGTGTTGATCTCATCAATATACAGGCAGCCATACTGACCACCCAGGGCCTTCTGCCATTTCTTCTTGTCACCGTAGCCCATCACGTATATGACTTTATCACCACCGGAAGTATGGAACAGGATATGGGGGATCTTATCGTCCTTAGTTCCGTTGCCGTTGTACTCAACGAGGACGCCAAAATCATCCACGATGCCAAGATCTTTGTTAATGATGTTCTTCTCAGCGGTACCGGTATCCTTGGCAGCTATGATGTGCAGCTTCTTGGGAGACTCTGCCACTTTCAGCATGAACTTAAACAGCCCTACTGTAGTTTTTCCGGCCGCTGTTGTTAAGTTCCCTCAAGAAATTCAACAGGTGCATCGCACTTCAAGAAAGCTTTATATTTATCTGACAATAATAATTTTTCGGAACTCATGAGGATAAATCACCTCCCATTCAAAAAAGAGGACCATTACTCGTCCTCTTTATACTTCCATAAAAAACCATATGCGCTTTTACATTTACCTCTAGCGCATCTACTTATCAATCTATCCTTTGTTGTCCCTTCTCCAAATAAAAATCTAGCGGCCTCATTACAATTAACATATTCTTGTAAAATTTCACCGGTATCTATACTAATCTGTAATACCGGTTTTGTCTGCCCTGTCATTTGATTAACCATTTGCATTTTCTGTCGATACTGTTTTGTATTATGAGCAGCATTGCTTTTTATACGAGATTTTTTATTCATTTCCGAATAATCCGGATTCATTAATCCTACTTTGATGGCATGCATTGTATTTTCTTTGCTTGTTACCCACTCTAAATTATCTACGCAGTTATTTTCCTTATCTCCATCAATATGGTTAACGCAATTTTTCCCTGTAATTGGAGTAAGAAACATTTCTGCAACAAGTCTATGTACATGAGTTACTGTTGGTTTCTCATATTTAACATTGCCCTTCCGCAAATTGACTCTCATATAACCATTCTTAGCTTTTCTCATATTCAGAAGTTTCCCGGATATATTATTTTTGACTCGTCCCAGGTTGCTAACTGCATACCGCTCATATCCCGGAATATTCTTCCATAACTCTTGTTTTCTCATCTACCTGTCACCCTAAATTTATTATGGATCAATTATACACCATTATTCAAGAAAATAATATCTCACTATCCACCACCACGCATCTGCCGGATCAGGTCATCCAGCTTAGTCTGCTCTGCTTCCAATCCTGTAACTTCCAGCTTATCCTTAAACATGCCAAGATGCCGTCCCAGAAGCTCCAGAGCCTTTTCTTTATCATTCAGTTTGAGTTCTATACCGTTCTTTCCTTCTTTGATCCCGGCAATAGCCTTGATCTGATTCTCTGATAGCTTACTGGTGTCCGTCAGGATCACGTTTCCATGAGAGATCTGTACAAAATCTGTAGCCTTGGCAAAGGCGATCGCAGCCAGTTCTTCAATCACGCGGTCCTGTGTGACCTCCGTCCGTTTCTGGCGCTCCTGCATGCGTTCTGAGATATAAGCTGCAACCTTAACATTTCTTAACAATCTTGTGGCTGCAGCTGCTGCAACTTCATCATTCTTCACTCTTGGATAAGCGACCTTGTAAGCCCGCGTGGCATTCAGGTCAATGAGATATTCATCTGCGAAAATCTTCTGTTTTTCTGTCATTTGGGGCTCACCTCGCTTTCTTTTACATGCCAAAAAGAGCCCCGGTCTTTTCAACCAGGACTCTCAAAGGAGAAGGAAATACTGATAGCAGCAAAAATCATCGGAACGGAAGGACTCGAACCTTCGCTTAGGACACAAGCCATTGCTCTCCCTACTGAGCTACGTTCCAAGGGGGAGGCAACAAGCTTTCGCCTGCTGCCTAGTGGGGTTTGACGTAAGCCGTTGGCTGTATGCCTTTGGCTTCCACTCTATTGTATTACGAAACAAACGAATAAAACGAACTTTTTACAAAATATTATGCTCTTTTAAATACTTGTCTCGGATCATTAATCTTGGATAATCTGGACTATTGCTGTATCCAATCTTTACAGCGATCCTGTCCCACGTCATTCCCTCTATGTAGAACATCCGGAACACATACCGTGCCTGACCATCTTCTATGGATCTTATCCAGTCTTCTACGGCCTTGCACCTTGCTTTCTTGTTATCCAGGATCCTCTGACGGCGATCATGCAGCTTCCAGTCAAAACCAGGAACTGCTTTCGGTTGTGGATAGCCTTTGCGGTAGTCCATAACAACGCTGACACCGATCCCGTTATCCCCTTCCATCATTTCCACCAGTTCCAATTCTAGGACTACAATTTCTTTCTTAAGCTTTCGGTAACTGCTCAGAAGCTTCCTGGTTATCTTTATCTTCGCCAATGGTATCACCTCCTCGTAACTCCGGATCCGGGCAGAGGCTTGTCCCGGCATAGGCTGGCATCCTGGCTGACCAGGTTGTAGGCTTCGGTCCATTGATTATATCCTTATCAGCTGCGGCTATGGCACTGCGCCTTTGCAGCTGGTTTGCTTTCCTCTGGGCATCTGACTTTACTAATCCCATTTCATTTTCCTCCGTATCTTAATTTTGTACATCCTTCCACTGGATAACTCGTCTAAATGCATCTACCACTTTTCCTTCTCGTACCACTCTGTGTAAAGTCATCCAAGCGTATTGCACCATCCGGACTGCAGCCCGTATCCTCATAGTCCTTAAGCTTACACAACGCACCATACAGTTTTTCACCTACTTCTTTGGTGATTACCTGACCTGTACGCAATTGCTCCCACCTGACACCTTTCAGGCACCAGTTACCCAGGTCATCCTTTTCTGTTAATCTCTGCATTTTATATTTCCCCCAACTTTATTTTTTTCAAATATCCGCATACTGTACTTTCTGCGATATGCATATCTTCAGCAATTCGTTTTTCAGTCCACCCGGCTTTGTAAAGTGCCTTTATTCTTCCAACATCGATCTGCTTTTTGTTTGTTGCTTCTGGCTTTGGTGGCTCCGGCTTCTCCTTGGTTTCCATACCTGTCTCAGCTGTCTTCTCTTCCACATCCTTTGGCTTTGCTACTTCTCCCAGTTCCTTCTCAGCTGGCTCTGTCCCTCTTTTTTCTTCCTCCAGCACGATCCGGAAGAACTCACAGCCAGCCAGGATCTTCTTCAATGTCAGGAACTCATAATCATCCAGGTTCTTAGGTTCCGGCACTACCGGCTGGAGCACTCCCACCATCAGCCCTCTTTTGTGCAGTTCCAGTGCCTCATCTATTGCAATTTGTTTTATGATCATTGCCCTTCTCCTTTTTATTCAACGGACACCATCTCGGTGCGGTTTTAATAGTTAATTTATCATCATGTCTTTCTGTTCTGCAGATTATAGGATGAGGCTCACATTCACTCCGTGTAAACTTGGCTTCATCATGAAGGCAGTAATAACGCCCTGGCCTTCCGTTCATGTCATAAAATTTTTTATAGCTGCAGTCTTTACAGTTCATTTCTTTTCCCCTCTCTGTATCTCTTTCAGCTTTTCAATCAACGTTGTCCTGTTTGCCCGGCAGTCCCTAAAGAACTTTCCAGACTCCAGAAGATACTCCTCATTTGCTCCATACCCTTCCTTGTACCTCATGGCAACATCAGCTTTCCAGTCATAAAGCATGGAGTGATACGTCTTGATAACGAAGCTTGTCCCATCCGGAAGATCATACCGGTGATACCGCTCACCTGTCTCCTGGTTATCGATCCAGAGTGGCCAGGCCTCATACGCATCAATAAAGGCTGCTCTTTGATCGTTGTTTTTAAGCGGTGGAAGCTCTGGCTGCTTCGGTTTATCCTTTTTCGCTTCCATGTCTTCCAGATCACACAGCATGGAAGCCAAAGCACCTACTTCCAGTTTTTGCCTTCTTATATGCTCATCTGATTTATCAATGCCAGGAGCTTCCAGGCATTTAGCAAGAAGCTGCTTCTTTCTCTCTAGCAGTTCTCTCAGGAGTTCTATGTCTGTACGTTCTTTCGCTTCATTTGTGGAAGCTTCTGTATCTATTTGCGACGTCGCAATTTCTTCTCCTGTTCCCGTCACATACAGCCAACCACATCTACAATTGCAGTCTTCCTTGCATTCAGCACAGCATTTCACTCCATTAGCACCGCAGCAGTTGCAGTTTCCATACTTGCTTTTCCCAGTTATGCATGTCTTCGGCCAGCGCTGCCCTTCGGTAGCATCTACAGGTTCATCCTGCTGCTCGTTGATAATATCCGGCTCTTTCTCAAATTCCGATGACCATGGATCATACATACACAACAGCTCACTGGCAAGCTGACCATATTTAAGGTGGATTTTTTCATTTCTCACCCGCCAGTCCATTCCACCTGCAAAAGAGTGAAAATCAAAACTATATTCTGAATAACCAACGCAATGACATCCGTACGGTGCCAGCTCCTCCTGGATCTGTTTTGCTTTCTCCCCAGTGTTCTGCCCAGTACGCATAGCTCTCATTGCCCGTTTAAAATCATCAAGCTGATATTCCTTCCAGGCTTTGATAAACTCTCGGATCGTCATACTGTCCTGAGGTTGCGATGTCGCAACCTCCGCATCTTCCTCTTCCATCAGCTCTGCAACCGGTATTTCCTGGCTAATAGGCTTACCTGCCACCGGCCGGATCATATTTTCATCCTCTTCCACATCAAACAGCTCCGCTGTTGATGTTTCAAAGCTTCCCGTTTTCTCTTCCGGCATAACCCCCGGGATATCTTTTAACTCTGTCTGCCCCGGTATCTCTATGTAAGGTATTTCCTTCGGTCTTGCCATGCTCCGGATCTCCCGGACCGTCATATCCGGTGTTACCTGCTCCAGCTGCTCATCACTCATGCCAAGCATCTCCTGCAGCTGGCTCTTGCTGAAGTCCTTAAACCTATCATCTATGAGCGGACTGTTCCCGCCCCTGGAAAACCTTGTGTTCCTGGTAATGTATCTGGATGTGGCAGAGGCACTGAGACCAAACCTGTCCATGGCATACTCATTGATGTTCTTATATCCTGCTTCCAGATACAGTTCATTGTCCCTGATATGTTTCAGGTAAAATCCCGTTGCGATCACACTGCGTACAGCTGACTGCAGGTTGGACCGGATAAATACCTCTGCATCTTCCAGGGATACATCCCGGTACCACTCCGTGTCTGTATGTTTTATCACTTCTGGAGTTTCCAGAACTGCTGCATTCTCTTCCATTTTCCTTTCCCCCCTTTTATCTGCGGTCGATCCGCAGGATGAACTCCCTGTTATCCGTATCTTCCACGATAAAATCATCTCCTGCCTTGCACAGCCTCATGTTGTCCAGCTGTGCATTGCTCATCGTGCACCAGAAGAAGCTCACACGTAAGATGCTCCTCATATAGGCTCTCCTGGCTATGATCTGGTCCTTGTCCATGATTTTTGCGTAATAGCCGCCGGCTCCCTGGTCAACTCTATGCCTTGCCAGCTCCGCCGCCTGCATTTCTTCCATCTTCTCCATCTGTACCGTCGCCTAACTGCAGCCTTCCTGCTGCCATTCTGATCTGATCATCCAATCTCTGTCTGTTTTCCTGCCGGATCCCTGGTGGAAGCATTCCTACACGCTTCATCTCCTGGAGCTTAGGACCATAGGAGTCACGGAAAAATGCACGTTCCGCCATGATGTTCTCGCTCCTGCAGATGTTCTGCCAGCCAATGTTCTTCACCACGCTCCTGCATGGTTCCGGCAGGCTTTCCAGGGCTTCTGCTTCCTGCATGTACCCATAAGCCCTTACCGCTTTCAAAACCATTCCCCAGGCATCATCTATGCTTAAGGCTTCCGGATGTTCTATCTGGGTGCATAACTTTCTGATCTCAGCAGCAGAAGGAAAGAAATTACTTGTAGCCATCAACTGCCTTACTGCGTTCTTGCACTGCTCATAGGGGATATCCCCGATCAGCTCATACCAGATATCCATGGATGCCGCGCTCTTTGTGATCTGGTTCCTGCCATAATACTCTTCCATGGTAGCTGCTAGTGTTGCAAACTCCCTCTTATCCATTCTCCGCCCACCTCCTGAGCCGTTCTGCCTTATCATCGGTTGCTCTTGCCGCTGTCCTTCCCGACTGGGATTGCATATAAAGAGTTTCAAACTTTTCCCGAAACTTCTTGGTGCTCCGGATATTTGCTTTCCAGAACTGGTTTGTAACCGCATATTCCAATGCAGCACGGATCTGCTCCGGTGTCCTGTGGTCAATGCGGAGCATCCTTTCAATATGGACACACCACTGGGATTTTTCTTCATCCGTTACCGGAACTCTGGATCCTGGGAATCCTTCCAGACAGGAATGGATCAGGGTATTTACACAGATCATCTCAAAAGAATCCGGAGTAAACATGGTTGCTGCTTCTGCTGCAACGCCACTCTCTTTATTTACTTTTATTTCTTTTTCTTTACTTTTCTTTTCTTTACTTTTCTTTGTGTCATTTTTCCGAGAATTATCGTTATTCTTCCGGGAATTATCCTCATTTTTCCGGGAAGAATGAAAAGAAGGGTTCACTTTAATAAAGGGTTCCGTTTCATCCGCTTCCAAAAGCCAGAAACCCTTTATTACCACCGGTGTCTTTTTGGCGCGTTCCTTGACTGCCAGCTGATACCGTTTCTGTATTCCGGGTGAGGTGAGGATAGTGTCCGACTTGAAAAGTGTGCTGTCCAGTAGTGACCGTTCAAGCAAGAATGTCAGCACCTGCTCTATGAACCCATCTGAGAGATTCAGGTCTGCTGCCAGGATGAACTTAAAATCATCGTTCCATTCCATGTAGTAGCCTTTTTTGTAGATCTCGCAGAGTAAATAGATATATACCGCGATCCCGTTATTGCCAAACCTGGCGCGCAGGATCCGGATCTTATTATCCGTGAAAAAATCGACATCAAGAGGAAAGTAACTAAGACCTGGCTTCTGCTGTCTTGGCATTTTCCTTTCCTTCCGTTATCTGCTGTCCAGCCTCCCACTCTTTGTAGAGCTGGATCCAGTCTTCTAATCTCATGGTGACCAGCCATTCTGACCGGTCCCTGCGGTGGAATACACAAGGCTTTTCCCCGGTCCTGGTGTCCCTTTTTGACTGTTCCATGGCTTCCTGGAGGTTGAGCCGTTCCACTCTCTTACATTCTATATGGATGCCTGGGAGACCGATCACATCCGCGTCACCGCTGATCCCGCAGAACTGCTGCCCTCTGCGGCAGTCATAGCCGTGATCTCTTAACTTTCCGGCCAGTTCTCTTTCTCCGCGTTTTCCTTTTTCCCGTTGTGATTTTCCCATAACGATCCTCATCTTTCTTTAAAAAGGGGCGGCGGTCAGCGAATTGGGTTCATGGTCCGCCCCTTCAGGTACAACACCTCTGGTCATTTAATATCGTGACATATAAAACTGACCTTCAAGGTAATAAAACAAGCTTTTTCAAACACAACGGATTATCCGATGATAGTAATGCGGTTTCTGAGTTCCATATCCTGTTCTGACAGGACTAACTCCAGATAATCTTTGATCTTTCTTACTGCTTCTGTCTTCCAGATGCCGCCCTCTGCCTCCACCAGCTTAAATTCTGGTGTGCCTCTGTCTCCAATACGGAATACAAACTGGCTGACCGGCTGTTCTACTTCCTGGAAGGTACGGTAAGGTCTTAACTGGACCGGGTTTGGTACGATCGCATCTGCCTTGGCTGCTACTCCCACAGTCATAGTTGCCACCTGGGTACAACCGTCATCGGAATAGGTCTGTTCATTCTTTCTTTCAATATTTCCGGCAAGCAGGAGCACTGCATCCAGATCCGCTGTTTTTGCAAAGTTAGCCTGCAGGCTGATCATAAAGTTTTCCTGGTCGTACCACTGGTCAAAGTGGAAGCCGGAAACCTGGGCATCTGTTTCAAACAGGACCTCTCTTTTACGTTCCCCATCCAGGGCAGACATCAGCCTGACTTTTGTAGGACTTACTACATGGATGATCATCCTTCTGCCTTCCGTAAACTCTTCCCTGCAGTTTACGATGTAATCTGCCAGTGCTGAAAGGGTCGTGGCCTTTACAGGATCGGCATAATTAGCCGTATCATATCTTCTCAGTGTCTTGTTGGCATATGTATGGCCGCAGATCTCCACTACTTCTGTTTTCTCATTTTCCCTGGCAAGATCTTCCACATGCTCCAGGGCATCTTTTAAACCTTCTAACATCGATCATCTCTCCTTTACTCATTTATCTTTTTTATCATGCCTGCTGTCTTCTTAAGTCGATCGGCCCGTTCCTTCTGTCCTCAAAGATCTCACCGGTCTCCGGATCCACCCTTCTGCCGGGGCTGACCTCTTCATAAGCAGCTGCAGGGATCTCCTGTACCGGATTGACCTGTGGAAGCCTGCTTCCCGGCTCTGACATATCAATACGGCCCGTACTGGAGTCCTGTCCCACCAGGAACATGGTCTCCGCTTTCTTAAATCCGGCCAGTTTCGGCTTCACGTTATACTCTACCTTCAGGTTCCCACGCCCGGCCGGTTTGAACTTGATATTGATCGTCATTTCCCTGGCAGCTTCCGGATCCATGTTCGGATCCAGGATGTTCCTTCCGATCTGTCTCAGGGCCATGTTGAACTTCTCCTGCAGCCCGCCATTGCCAATGCTATCAAATGTTATCGCCATGCCTTGATCACCTCCTTTCTATCATGCTTTCTAATTGAAAAAGTCATCAGCTGCATCCATCTGTGGCTGTGGCATTGAAGGAACAGGCTGCTGCACATCTGCTTTTTCTTCAATAACCGGCTGTGTCTGCGGATCAATCACATCTCCTGCTGCATACTCCGGCTCTGCAGCTCCCATTTCTTCCGCTACATACATGCCTGCAAATGACTGCGGAAAAGCTTCCCTTAATGCCTGCACTGCTGCAACTTTCCGGATCATGGTTGCAGGCTTCTTGGACCACTGCGAATTAAGGCTTCCGTCTTTCTTCTTACCTGCATACTCATCAAAAGAAACCTCCATGCGGAAACTGTGACTTCTGTCTTTGCGAAATACTTCTGCATAGCCTCCCACTAATATTTCACCGGAAAGCTTCAACGTTCCCTGTCTGTAACTAATCTCACCTGTTTCTTCGTTCTGGACAATGATACCTGCTTCCATGCCGTCATAGCTTGCATGTGCCTCTGCCCTCTTGAAATATGCGTCCTTTCCAACTACCAGAGTAGCAGGCTCATTTCCATACTTGATGCAGTACGCTTCACGAAGCCATGGATTAAGACCGGTAAAGCGGCACAGATTAATAAACATTGCTACTTCCTGATCAGATACTCTGTCCTTATCCCCACTGATCAGATAATTCTTTACTGTTCCAGGAGTAAGCGTTACCTGCATACCGTTTGCCATATACTTTGTAGTCTCTACCTTCTGTACCGGCTTATTAACCAACTTATTTGCTACTGCCATTTCTATATCCTCCTCTTACTGTTTTGGAACCGGTTCAAACCGGATGCTATTTTCTTTTAAAAATCCTTTTAACTTCATCAGCTGCTCCCTGGTGGCATAGACCCTAAAATCGATCACATTGACCGGCTCTTCCACAGTCTCCATTTTTGGCTCTTCTGTCTTAACCGGTTCTGCTGGAGCTGCCTGTACCGGCTCCTGTCTTCCGGCTGCCATTACCTTCTCAGCTGCAGCTTTCCGCTGTGCCTCCTGCTCTGCCTTTCTTCTTGCCAGATCTTCCTGATACAGCCTGCGGTTCTGTTCCTCTGCTTCCAGCTGGTTCCTTTTCGCCATGGCAGCACCAATATCATAAGTCTCTAAAAAGACTTTCTTCATATCACCGGCATAAGGGCTGTCCACTTCATTTAAGATAGCCAGGCCCTCATCTACCTTCTGGATCAGCGCCAGGATCTCTTCCTTAATGGATTTCATGGAAGTAGAAACAAGGGAATATCTTGGCTGCATCACACGTTCAAACGGAAGATACTTGCCAATGTCATGGATGTTATCCTCATAGAATTCCCTGACCTTGGCTGTCTTTTCCTCACATAAGCGCTCTTCATAGCCTTTGACCTGGCCGTCAATGTTATCGATCGCTTTTTTGATAATTGCTGTAAGATCATCAACTTCTAAACGGAAGGTCTCATAAGGCTCCATAACCTTTTTGCGTACTCTGGATTTCTCTGCTTCCAACGCATCTTTAAACTTATTTAACTTTGTTCTGTCTTCTTTAGCCTTTTTGATCATGTCATCTGTATAAACAGATGCTGCATATTCCGCAGAAATAGGCTCTATATAGCTTTTAAGCTCTTCATAATTCCACTCAATCCGCTTTAAGAAGCTGTCTTCCGGGTTATAAACTTTCAATTCCAACATGTCTGTTCTCCTTTTTACTGTAATGGTGGAAGGACTCTGTTTGGGCTTGTCCCTGTAACTACACAGTTCCAAAGCCTGCGTTCTGCATCTACCAGAAAACAGATATCATCTTCCACCTCTTCGCGCTCTATAAATCGTTCTATCGTTTCAAGGCGCATTTCTTCTCCATACCAGCTCTTCAGCTGGGCTTTTAATACTACAAAGTCATATTCTGTTACCGCCAGATAATGAAGGACTTGGCAGTAATAGTTATCCGGGATCCCTTTTCTCCATTTCTCCCACTGGGAAGACCGCAGGATATTGGATGTTTTGATCTCCAGGATCCCATGTCGTCCGGTACTGTCCAGAAGTTCTCCATCCAGAGAAGCGTGCATCCAGGGATATTTTGAATTGATAAACATGTTATTTTCATCATAGGAAACTTTGTATTCCGGATGATCCAGTACAAACAATGCTCTGAGATACTTCTCCGCCTCAGTTCCATACTGGACGTAATCTTTATCAGAAATATCTTCCGGAAGCACCAGTCCAACCTTTTCTTCCCATAACTGCACGTTGTTCTTATATGGATTTCTTCCAACACAGGCAGCCGCATCCGAACCGCCTATATGGTTCTTTCTTCCCTGCAGCCACTCTTCCCGGCTGTTAAACAGCTTTTTAGTCACCATTCGTAAGCCTTTCTAACATCTTTGCTTTGCAGCTTTCCCCAACTTTTTCCATAAAAGTTGTCAACATAGCAATTGCATGATAATCGTCTTCTGCAAGAGTATTAATCGCATCTACCGTAGCATCTGCTAAACCTTGAATCATCGCAGAACTTCTTAATCCTTTGCCACCCATTACAGCTAACTGAATCTGCTGCTCTTCTTTCTTGGAACCCAAACCGATTGCCACAACCAGTTCACAGTCTTCAATTTTTCTTACTCTTCCGTCATCCAGTGTAATCTTCGTTTTTACCATCTTGCTTTTCTCCTTCTCCCTCCGTATAATGAGGGTGTACAATTTTTTCTTTTGGACCTATCGCAGTTGCCGCTGCCTGGGTCCTTTTTTATGTAATCTCTGCATGCCTGTAAGCGGCTTCTTTCCATACACCGATTCTTCTTGATGCAAGTACCGCACTGGTCTTTCCACACAGCCATCACAGCACCTGGACCACAAGCGCAGCCCCAAGCATCATGAAGACTATCACCCACATGCCACCGACTATAAATGTCTCCGTGATGCCTACCCAGTCCACAGTTTTCTTCTTTGGCCTGGTTGCCTGCACTGCCACATAAGACAGCTCCATGCCTGTCCGGCCGTCATAGTTCTTAATCTTTGCCATTCTAATCACCTCCTACATCAAAATAAACTCTTTAATTTCCTTACTGGTTAGTGACCTTCCCAGAACAATGCTAGCTGCCTGTACCGGCGTTAATTTCAGGGTTTTGGAGAGCGTCCACAATTCTTCCAGCGTATAGTTTCTGGGATCTTCGCGCCGATTTTGCACCGTACGCTTTGTAACCCCCATCTTAACGGCCATTTGATCTTCACTCACGTTATATAATGCCATGTTGCCATTGATACATGCGCGAACCACTCTACTGGATTCTTCAGATGAACTAACTTTCAATCTCGGCATTTTCCTCGCCTCCTACTCCAACAGGTCTTCAATCTGAACCCCAAAGTATATCGACAATTTTCTAAGGCTCTCAATACTTGGCATGGATCGTCCAGACTTCCAATTTGAAAATGCCGTCTGGCTAATTCCGGTTTCTTTTGATATCTGATATACCGTTTTGTTCGTTTTTTCTAAAAGATCCTGAAATTTTTTGTACAAAATACCATCTCCTTTCCGTAAGTATACTATTGAAAATACTTTCGTGCTGTGATATACTTTCAGATATAAAACTACCACATCTTATAAAAGTAAGCATATCGCAGTTGAAAGTATTTATTTCGCTTGCTTTCGCTTGCGTAAGTAAATAATACAACATTTAATGTTAGTAGTCAAGTGATTTTACTAACTTTTGCGAAAGTATGCTATCTTTGTGAAAGGAGCACAAAAATGTACGAAGTCTTTGAACAACTTCTACAAAAACATGGTGTTACCCCTTACAAAGTCGCAAAGGAAGCAGGCGTAACACAAACAGCACTTAGTAATTGGAAATCTGGAAGAAGTACACCATCTTCAAAAACATTACAAAAAATAGCTGATTATTTTGGCATAACAGTTGATTACTTAATGACTGGTAAAGATAATCCTAAAGAAAAAGCCCCAGAGCTCACTGCTAAAGACGAAAGAGATATAAAGAAAGACCTCGATAATATTATGGAAAAAATACGTAACGGCGAAGACGGACCTCTATATTATGGTGGTACGGAAATTGACAGTGCTTCTTTGAGCTTACTTCAAAATGCATTTGAATACGCCCTAAGAGAAACTAAGAAAGAAAACAAAGTCAAATACAATCCAAATAAGAATAAAAAGTAGGTGACGCCGTTTGGAGACTGTAAATCATAAGATTCGTCGTTTAATCAGGTACTATGAACATCTAACCGGCAGCCGAGATCCTGTTACCATTGCACGGTACGCCGAGATCCAGATTGCAGTATTACCGTTAGGCAATATTTCTGGAAACTACAAACTTTTAAAAAGAAAACGTTGGATTTTTATAAATGAGGATATCCCTTCTGACAGTCCACTCTTTCGGGTCGTTGTAGCACATGAATTAGGACATGCTTTATTACATAGAAAAGAGAATTGTGCTTTTCTAAAGAATAAAACATTACTACTTACATCCGGAATAGAAAGAGAAGCAAATTTATTTGCCGCTTCCCTTTTGATATCAGATGAAATGTTGCAAGATTATTCCTGTTATACTCAGGATCAGTTCTGCCAGTGTACAGGATATCCAAAAGAACTTATTGAATTAAGGTTAAAATAGCCTATGGCATTTTAATAAAACAAAAGAAAAGAGGAAAAGAGTATGAAGAAAGTAAAGTTATTTTTCGCTGTCAGCGTTGCATCTGCTGTCCTTCCCGACTGGGATTGCATATAAAGAGTTTCAAACTTTTCCCGAAACTTCTTGGTGCTCCGGATATTTGCTTTCCAGAACTGGTTTGTAACCGCATATTCCAATGCAGCACGGATCTGCTCCGGTGTCCTGTGGTCAATGCGGAGCATCCTTTCAATATGGACACACCACTGGGATTTTTCTTCATCCGTTACCGGAACTCTGGATCCTGGGAATCCTTCCAGACAGGAATGGATCAGGGTATTTACACAGATCATCTCAAAAGAATCCGGAGTAAACATGGTTGCTGCTTCTGCTGCAACGCCACTCTCTTTATTTACTTTTATTTCTTTTTCTTTACTTTTCTTTTCTTTACTTTTCTTTGTGTCATTTTTCCGAGAATTATCGTTATTCTTCCGGGAATTATCCTCATTTTTCCGGGAAGAATGAAAAGAAGGGTTCACTTTAATAAAGGGTTCCGTTTCATCCGCTTCCAAAAGCCAGAAACCCTTTATTACCACCGGTGTCTTTTTGGCGCGTTCCTTGACTGCCAGCTGATACCGTTTCTGTATTCCGGGTGAGGTGAGGATAGTGTCCGACTTGAAAAGTGTGCTGTCCAGTAGTGACCGTTCAAGCAAGAATGTCAGCACCTGCTCTATGAACCCATCTGAGAGATTCAGGTCTGCTGCCAGGATGAACTTAAAATCATCGTTCCATTCCATGTAGTAGCCTTTTTTGTAGATCTCGCAGAGTAAATAGATATATACCGCGATCCCGTTATTGCCAAACCTGGCGCGCAGGATCCGGATCTTATTATCCGTGAAAAAATCGACATCAAGAGGAAAGTAACTAAGACCTGGCTTCTGCTGTCTTGGCATTTTCCTTTCCTTCCGTTATCTGCTGTCCAGCCTCCCACTCTTTGTAGAGCTGGATCCAGTCTTCTAATCTCATGGTGACCAGCCATTCTGACCGGTCCCTGCGGTGGAATACACAAGGCTTTTCCCCGGTCCTGGTGTCCCTTTTTGACTGTTCCATGGCTTCCTGGAGGTTGAGCCGTTCCACTCTCTTACATTCTATATGGATGCCTGGGAGACCGATCACATCCGCGTCACCGCTGATCCCGCAGAACTGCTGCCCTCTGCGGCAGTCATAGCCGTGATCTCTTAACTTTCCGGCCAGTTCTCTTTCTCCGCGTTTTCCTTTTTCCCGTTGTGATTTTCCCATAACGATCCTCATCTTTCTTTAAAAAGGGGCGGCGGTCAGCGAATTGGGTTCATGGTCCGCCCCTTCAGGTACAACACCTCTGGTCATTTAATATCGTGACATATAAAACTGACCTTCAAGGTAATAAAACAAGCTTTTTCAAACACAACGGATTATCCGATGATAGTAATGCGGTTTCTGAGTTCCATATCCTGTTCTGACAGGACTAACTCCAGATAATCTTTGATCTTTCTTACTGCTTCTGTCTTCCAGATGCCGCCCTCTGCCTCCACCAGCTTAAATTCTGGTGTGCCTCTGTCTCCAATACGGAATACAAACTGGCTGACCGGCTGTTCTACTTCCTGGAAGGTACGGTAAGGTCTTAACTGGACCGGGTTTGGTACGATCGCATCTGCCTTGGCTGCTACTCCCACAGTCATAGTTGCCACCTGGGTACAACCGTCATCGGAATAGGTCTGTTCATTCTTTCTTTCAATATTTCCGGCAAGCAGGAGCACTGCATCCAGATCCGCTGTTTTTGCAAAGTTAGCCTGCAGGCTGATCATAAAGTTTTCCTGGTCGTACCACTGGTCAAAGTGGAAGCCGGAAACCTGGGCATCTGTTTCAAACAGGACCTCTCTTTTACGTTCCCCATCCAGGGCAGACATCAGCCTGACTTTTCAGTCTCCTGGCCAGATATAAATCAGTCTCAACACCTGAATTATATCATCTCCAGGACGTCTGCGCAAGGGGCGTCTTTTTTGTACCCATTTTTACCCTAAAAATCTGGAAATTATAATTGCGACATCGCAAATGAAAGGAGAATGATATATGCCAACTGCCAAAAAACTTCCATCCGGATCCTGGCGCTGTCTTGCATATAGCCACAGCGTACCTGTTTTTGATAAAAACGGTCGTCCAATAATAGACCCTAAAACTCAAAAGCAAAAAATGAAACGAATTTATGAGTCATTTACCAGTGACGATCCCACAAAACGCGGAAAAGCTGAGGTAGAACGCCAAGCTGCAGAATACCAACTGCGCCGTGAAACAAATGCCGGCCGGAAGCAATCAAAAAACGGTAATATCACCTTAAAAGAAGCCATGAAGTCTTACATAGAACTCACTACACCGGTTCTTTCTGGAACCACAACGCAGGGATATGATAAAGATCAATATGACTCTTACACTTTCCTAATGGACAAAAAGTTGAAAGATATTACCTCTGATGATTTACAAATTGCTGTAGACTTTGATACGAAACGTGTTTCCAAACGCTGTAAAATAAAGCGCACCTGCATCTCACCTAAAACGGTAAGAAATGCATATAGTTTCATTATCACAGTTATCCGCTATTTCTATCCTGGTGATAATTATGATGTGAAGCTTCCAAAAGTACCTAAAAAAATTAAAGAGCTGCTGCCTCCTCATACTGTCCTGAAAATCATTCACGGAACGGATATAGAACTTCCCTGCCTTCTGGCCTGCTGGTTAAGCTTTTCTATGTCAGAAATCCGTGGAATCCGTGTTAAAGATATTTCTAACGGATATCTTACTCTCAATCAGGTTATTGTCGATGTCCATTGTTCTGCTGTTGTAAAAGAATGCGGTAAAGCTGATCTGCGATTACGCCGCCACAAAATCCCTGACTATCTTCAAACCCTTATTGATCAGGAAACTGCAGGGAAGTCACCAGATGATCCTCTGATAAGTTTAAGCGGCCATGCCGTTTATATGCGTTGGAGCAGACTTTTGGAACAAAACCATTTACCGCATATGACCTTCCATGACTTAAGACACTTAAACGCTTCTATAATGGCCTTGCTTCGCATACCTGATAAATATGCTCAGGAAAGAGGCGGTTGGTCTTCGGATCGTGTTATGAAACGTGTATACACGCATACATTTTCTGAAGAACGCGAAAAAGTAGACGAAACCATTGATCATTACTTTGAAGACCTGTTAGGTGTGAAAAAAGAGCCCATAAAATTCTCTCCTGAAGATATTATAAAACAGTTGAAAAAAACTGATCCTGATAACTGGCAGCAAGTCTTACAAGAAGTTTTAAAACAAATTTCCACTCCTAAAATAACATGATTTCGTGTTGCATTTCGTGTTGCATAGTTACGAAAAACAGTGTTTTTTAGGGAAAATCATCAACATTTTACGTTCACGCTTTTCTTTAAAAAACCTAGGTTTTATGCGGGTTTGCAACATTTAAGCCATTTTTATAAATCCCCCTCCAAGGGGTTCGATTCCCCTCAGCTCCACTAAAAAAACCGCGCAAACACGCGGTTTTTTCTTTTTCCAATTTAACTTGTATTACATTTCATCTTGCATATGGTTCTATTCTGTCAGCTTTGGATACTGCAGCGCCCCATCCTTCTGCGGCGTAAGCACCACCGGTTCCGTTGCCATCCGGCCGTCTTCATCCAAATAATACCATTTCCCGCTGATGGTCTGCAGTCCTTTCACCATAGCGCCATCCCTTCCCAGATAATACCAATGTCCCTTATACTGATACCACACGTTATGGACCATTATTCCATTGCCATCAAACCAGTACCAGAGATCGCCATCTTTATACCAATCATTAACAACATAATTTTCCGAACCATCTTTCAGATAAAATCTCCAGCCGCCATTCTCCTTCTGCCATCCCATTTTCACTGGTTCCATTATCCATGTTTTCATAAACTTTTCCGGTGTTTTGTACTGTTTGATTAATGGAGTGGGCGTACTTCCCCAGTCAGGCAGATACAAATGGGGCTTATCTACAATGCTGGACCAGTCTCCGCCCCAGGCAAGACCAAGTTTCTTGCCAATTTCAGCAGCCTTCCTGAAATGACCTTTACTGTCATTATAAGCGTCATCTGCTATCTTCCCATCTCCATCCACATCCATTTTCAGATAAAAATCAAAGGCAATCCCCCACTGGTGCTGTGACCGGTAGGAACTGCCTTTTGCATTGGTTACGATATTTCCCGGTTTTGTACGGCCTTTGGCATAGAGAGCATCCTGTTCTGCTGCAGTACGCAGTGTTTCAGAAATAGCAACATTAATTCCTTCTGCCTTGCAGGCGGTGATCCACTGAGCTGCTATCTTCTGCATCCGCGGGTGGCACAATGCAATATCTCTCATATACACGGTACCTCCCTTATTTTTTCCCCACCTGCTTGATCACCTGGTGTACTCCCGTTGAAGCAAGCCCGGAAACGATACCAATAGCTGCTGCGTTAATCACATCACCAGCCGGAAACTCCGGTATCAGATACATGCCTGCAACCCCCAGAATTCCGCCGGTTACGCCACAGACTACCGGTATCACCTCATCCTTTACTTTTTCCGTCGTCTTACACGCCATTCCGCCTAAATAGCAGATCACCGTGATCGCCGCCACACCTGCAATCCCAAAATCCATATCCTCTTCCTCTCTTTCCAGCAATATTTATGGGGATATCTTCCATTGTCCTCATAATTTATCATATGCTGGAACAGCCTAAAAGGACCGATCAGAAATATTTTCTGTATTTTTGAAATCTACAGAAATGGCAAATACTCCTACTAGTTTTTCTAAATATGTAATTAAACATATTTTTCCAAATATAATGGAAATACTTTTAAATTTTACATTTTATACATTATCATCATCTTGCACCTTTTGAATTTTATATTCTACAGAAGGATCAATTATTTTCTCTTCTATCACATTTTTACCTATTTCATATCTAGTTTTTAAAGATAAATTTATAGGGAATTTAAAACTATTTATTATTTTTCCTATATCCAACGGCTT